AGATTGTTGCTCCCGACATACGCAACCGGTTTCCCGGCAAAGCGATGTCATATGAGTTACCGTCTTCACACCCCGCAATTTCCGGAGTAGTATGGATCATGTCCACGAAGTATTCGTGATCAAGTCCAAACGCGCTCATTTGTCGATGTATGCCCGCCCGTAATAATCGAGGCGAACTACGCATGCGAGGCTTTGGCGACAAGGGATTTGAAAGTCCGACGGCCCATGATGACCACGGGTCGACGTAGCTTCCTATTCTCTCACCGTTACGGCTCAGATGCATGGTTTTCCTTCCCTCCAGAACAATTCGGATTTTATAACCGTAAATATCCTGTTGAAAAGGGTACATCGGTTGTTCAGCGTGTAAGTACGTGCTGAATTCCTCGTCCGACACCGGTCCCCAAAAGCGAGAGCTCTCGGGTATCCAGCTTAGGATAAGGTTACAGGCACGTATCTGCCGCACCTCGGGGAAATTCACCCGAAAGTAGCGTAGAATCCGGTTGTGATCAGTATATAAATCACAAAGATTGTGGGGCTGCTCCTTCAGAAAAACCGGTCTAACTGGTCTTCCTGATATGAAGTCACATCCGCAGCTCTCCCGCGCAGGACCACTCACGTAGCTTTTATCGGCATTAAGCGTAAAGCCGGCAAAGCGTAGCAAGTCGAATAGAGCAGGGTAAAACCTACGATGGATGACGATGTCATCACCATAGGCGTTAAAGCACTCTTTAATTTCAGAGTACTTTTGAAGCGGAAATGCATCTTTTATTACGGCATATGAAAAAGCCGCAAACAGGAGCGTTTCAATCGCAAAAGTATAACCATTTCCCATGCTGGATAGTTTCGCGTATTCAACAAGCGACCCGTCCGGAAGCACCCCATAAGGAGCGCGCAGGGAAAAAAGTAGATTCTTCCACTCAAACGGAAAAAGCACATCAATAATGGACATGCTAACCGTATCCGACGCCGCCGATAAATCTATGGTGACGAAAGAATTTGCGGAAGAACCACCGATTGAACCCATATACGCCGCACGTTGGTTCCAGGATTGGTCTCGAATATCGAGGCCAAACATCCTAAGACGTCTGGCAATAACTTCTCCTGTGCCCAGTTGTAAGCATATGTTCATATCAGGCTCAATAGCAATTGTCCGATCAGTCACAGCGGACTTCGGAACTGTGGTAACTTTGTTAGAAGCGACAAGAGCGAGGTGATCTGCCCAGAAGGTTTCTTCATTGAAGTCACCATCCGGGAACCACCAATAAAGTTGGCCGTCGTGGTCATAATCGTGCGCCAGAACGATGGAATTAATAAAACACCATCGAACAAGCAGCCGAAAATACCATCGAGGATCGGCTTTAATCATTGCTCTTGTATGGATCAAGCCACCAGGTGTACATGTGTATGGGAGTGTCCGGTATTTGAAGAATTTTCCGGTCTTACCATATTCTGCACTTAGGTTCTGGCCTGGCCCATGCCTCGCTGATCGATAAATGTCCGATAAGTTCAATTCACCAAGTACTCGGTGAATGAAGCTCCGCGCATGTTCCATCAAAGGCTCAGTAATTACTTCATAAGCCTTATCAGGTTCAAGTGTACGCAGACGTTGGTTTGTTTCAACGCATTGTTTCTCAGCTGCCAAAAATTTCTTTAAAGCAGAGATTCGACGAAGTTCATCCGTCTGATCTTTTGAGAAGCGGAACTTTTTTGTCAAACTTGCAACCAGATACACTGATCGTTGCGTATCGATTGTTTCAAGAGAGCATATGCTATGAAGGCTCCCATACTCATCTCCGAAGTCCAGTAGAGCAAGCACATCGCGTTTGCGAATGATCTTGCTTAAAGTTTTTTCAATGGGCTCCGGAAGATAGGCCGCAAGGTCTTGTCTCACGCAATCCAAAATCCTCCAGGCATATTCATCGCCTTCGGGAAGCGGATGCGTGGTAAGAGTGCGTTGCTTTCGCTTAACACTCTTCGTCTTAATGCGTTTCCGCATGTTGAGTTACCTCCTTTAAAATGTCTTTAAGAAGGAAAGGATGAGATTGAGGATCAAACCCAGAGTATCCGAGTTAGACCCTCGACTGAGAAAGAGCTCAAGCACGAGAAGTGCGAGCAATGTGATCAACAGGTATATCCGTAGCGTAAGTATGTGAGCACACTTACCCCCACAAAAGGGGTGGTACCCACAACATCGCTTTAGATCTTTCCCTGGTCGCATATATCTTCCATCAGGGTGTCATCATCCAAGACGGACAACAGAATCTGTGCGGCTTCAATGAGTTGCGCAACAGTTACACCCACGGGCTTTGAGATTTTCAGATCCAGGATGAGAGGGGTAATAACATTCCCCCCGTCCGGGGTAGCCACCGAATAGTCGCGAGTAATTTTAATCGCGGACTTCCGATTGCCGAAATAACTGGCAACGGGCTTAGGGGCGGTTCTGAAGAACTCGAGTTTGTCTCGGGATGCATCGTTATGCGATCCAGCCAGCGTGTAAACGCTTTTGGATTGCGACGCGTCAATGCGTTCATAATCAAATGTTTCCGGTGTGCTGTCATTCGTGGTGTCCACGGACAACTGCAAAGGATCAGCTAATGCCATGTTGATACTCCTTTTTGGTTTTTGTTTAGAACTGAAAAAGGACCCATCACCCAGCGGGAAGGAAGTTCCCTGTTTCAAAGCCTACACGCGAAATGCGCCAGCTTGCTGTTTAATAATGATGAGCAAATCGATCAGCTTCAACACATCAAGTTTGAAGCGAATTGAGGGTAGCCAAGGTCTATCAGGATTAGGGGTTCGTACTTTAGAGATGGTTGTTTTTATTGCCGTCCCCGAGTAACCGCCAATATCCGTTAAAGCATATGGATAAGCGGGACAACCCGTAACACTTTTTATATCTTGGCCAAACATAGACTGTTCAAGCGTATGCGTGACAGTCACCCATGATGCAAGTACCTCCCGGTTTTCGACCGGGGTTAAGCTGGTTATGACGTCTCCAAGGTTAATAAACCAATCGATGACGAAACTCAGCGGAACGACCTCCCAAGCAGATCGTGGAACACTATCAAGTGATAGGCCCCATAACTGCTCTAAGGTGGGTCTATAATCCGCCAATACACCAGCCCTCGCGGTTATTGTACTCCGCGTGGTACGATCCCAAACCGACTCGAACCAGAGTCCAGAGTATTCTTGCGTCAACGTGAGCGTGCCCACAGTATCTGCGCAAATCTCCGTTTCACTAGCTCTCCCTCTAGAAGTACGCCTAATTGGGCGAAGAGTCGACATCTTATGATACGCATTAATTATCTTGAGCGCATCATAATAGAGCGGACGAATACCATATCTGGCTTCCATCCACACGTTCGTCATTTCTCGCAACGTTATTAATTCCTTCAAACGCTGCCACTTCTTTCTGCGCACGTAACTCACGATCTTCTGGAGCTTGAGAAAAATTCTCACAAGTCCCACGACCGTGTCATCGAGTTCCATCAGACTGACCAAAGAATCCGTCTCAGACGGATTGGCCCGAGACCAAGCAGAAGTAATAGCTTGGGCTTTCAAGGATTCCAAATCATTGGCAACCGGATCAGGCAGAAAACTGCTGCTCCAGTAGCCGGGTGGGTGGAAAGTACCACTTGTCACACCGGTATACCTTGTGTCTGCAACATTATGGAATGAATATGCGCAATTGCCTTTAGCGAGTACACGGTTCACTGTTGTTTTTCTCATGGCATTATTTACAATCTTCCCTTGTCGGGAAAGATTCTTAAAGCCAGGAGTTACAGTATCGATCATCTCAGTATCCTCAGAATAACGAAAAAAACTTCCGCTACCTTCAGGGACAGTCTGAGTGACCGTTCCGTTATACTTCAGCACTGTTACAGCGCTATAGCTATCGGCACCAGCGGTTTTGGATTTGCTACGTGTTCTTTCTGACATTGTAATACCTTTCGTCAGCAGAACTCACGGCATCCTACGTTTCGTGATTTGACACAGAGACCAAAGGCCCCTATGCTACTACGTAGCAGAAGACCCTTCCTCCCCTCGTTTCGAC